CGCGCGCAGATTTTTAGCCCGAATTTTTCAAGGGGTCGATGAGTGGGTCGGAAGAAAACGCCAACGCCGGTGAAGATCGCGATGGGGACGCATCGCAAATGGAGAGATGGCGATCCAGAAATGGAGCCTCAGGCTCCCGCCATCGTCGACTGCCCGCCCCCTCCCGACTCGCTTGGTGAGGCTGGTCGGGAGTGTTGGCTTGGTGAACTGCCAAAGATCATCGCCGCTGGCTACTTCACGCAACTCGATACCCGCGCCTTTGAGCGGTTCTGCCGAGCGCACGACGAGGTGGCGAAGTGTGACGCGGTGCTGCTCGAGGAGGGCGAGCACGCGAACACCGAGAGCGGCTACATCTGCCAGCATCCTGCAGTCAATCAGCGGTTCAAGTGGCTCGACATCATCCGTCGCTATGAGTCTGACTTCTGGATGAATCCCACGGCGCGGAGCGGCAAGCAGCTGGCAGGTCAACGGAAATCGACGGTTCCCAAGCGTAATCGGGCATGAAGATCGACGCAGTCACAAAACGATGGATTCGGAACGCCTCCGACGAGCACGCCGTGGCAAACGGCTGCCGTTTCGACGAGGAGCGCGGGCAGTTCGTCGTCGACTGGATTGAGCGATGCTGCCGTCTCTATGAGGGCGAGACCGCCGGTCAGGCGCTCAAGTGCATGCCTTGGCAGCGCGACTTCATCATGCGGCTATTTGGCTGGGTGAAATACAGCGAGCGGTGGGGGCGCGAGATCCGCCGCTTCCGCCAAGCCAGCCTTTGGGTGCCTAAGAAGAACGGAAAATCTCCGACGCTGGCGGCGCTCGGTCTCTACCTGCTCGTCGGCGACGGCGAGATGGGGCAGAAGGTTTATTTCGGAGCCAAGGACGGGCAGCAGTCGCGGGAGATTGCCGGCAAGCACGCCATCGAGATGGTCTTGGCCTCGGACGAGCTTTCCGCCGAGTGCAGCATCAACAAGAGCCTGATGCAGATTACTCACGAGGAAACTCGCTCAATCCTCAAGCCGATTTCGTCAGGGGACAGCAAGGCGCAAAAGGCAAAGGAAGGTCTCAACGGCTCCATTCTCATCGACGAGACGCACGTTGTCGACGAGGCGTTTATGGGGCGTGTGTCGCGCGCCGGAATCTCCCGAAGCGAGCCGCTGATTATCGAAGTATCCACCGCTGGCGACGACCCGGAGAGTTACGGCAAGAAGCGATACGACCACGGCAAGCTTGTCGAATCTGGCGATGTGATTGACGAGTCTTTGCTGTTCATCTCGTGGGAGGCTCCGCAGGACCTTAGCGACGCCGACTTAGCCGCCGACCCGGTGAAGTACGGCAAGATGGCAAACCCCGCCTGGGGGCACACAGTAGGCGAAGAAGAGTTTCTTGCGGACTTCAACAACAGCCGCAACTCGATCACCGAGTTCGCGCGGTTCAAGATGTATCGCTTGAACATCTGGCAGCAGAGCGCGAACCCGTGGTTGAAGATGGGCGACTGGCAGGAATGCAAGCAAGACTACACCGAGGCGGACCTGGAGGGGCGCGAGTGCTTTGCCGGGCTCGACTTGGCGAAAACCAGGGACACCACCGCGATTACGCTCATCTTTCCCGAGGACGACCAGCATTTTAAGCAGCTCAGCTATTACTGGCTGCCGAAGGACCGAGCGAATGAACTGCGTGACAAAGTGCGTTACCTGCAGTGGGCGAGCAGTCCGAATTGCCGGCTCACTCTCACGGATGGCAACCAGACGGATTACGGGTTTGTCCGCAAGAAAATCAACGAACTTCGCCAGCAATTCAACCTCAGAGTGATTGCTTTTGATGGAACGTATGCCGCGATGATGATGCAGCGGCTCCGCGAAGAAGATGGCATGAACGAAGACGAGCAGCTTGAGTTCCCGCAGTCGATGATGGGCTTCACCGCAGCGACGGTCGCTTACGAGAACGCTGTGATTGAAAAGCGGATGCACCACAACGCCGACCCGCTGCTCACCTGGCAGGCAGGCAATGTGAAGGTCAAAAGCGACGCGAACGAGAATATCCGCCCTGTGAAGCAGAAGCACGGTGACTTCCGCACGATTGACGGGATTGTTGCCGGCATCATGGGGCTGGGCGCGGCAATTCAGAATGTCGGCGAATCGTCAATCTACGAAAGTGAGGGGCTCTTTGGCTGAGACCTTAATTGCAATCCTGGCTCTGGTGCTGCTGACGATCGGCTCTTGGCTGGCTTGGACGCCTGCGGGGCTGTTGGTTCCTGGTGCCTTGCTGCTTGCTGGTGTGGTTTGGAAGCGTATGGGGTCGATTCCCAAGGCGGAACGTACTGAGGAGGCGGAATGAACGCATTGGCGTTGATTAACACTGCGATGACGACGTTCACCGATGCGGTGCTGCCTGGTCCGCGGAATGTGGCGACGGCTCCGAATACGTCTGAGCGGATGTGGGACGAGGAAGGCGGCGGCCGGCGCACGGCTGGTCAGAACGTCAATGGCACCAGTGCGCTGACGCTTTCGGCGTGCTGGCAGGCTACCTACTTCATTTCCGCCACGTTTGGGGCGATGCCGTGCAAGGCATATCGCAAAGTCGACGACGGGCGCGAGGAGCAGCCTAATCATCCCGTCAACAGGATCGTCAGCCGCGAGCCGAATCCCGAGATGGATTCGTTCGTCTTCTGGGAGATGATGACTCAATGGTGGGTCAACTACGGCAACGCCTTTGCGGAAAAGCAGGTGCTCGACCAGAGCGGTAAGCTCTATGCCCTGTGGCCCATCCATCCGACGCGCATGAAGCCAGAAAAGGTGGGCAATGTGCTCACTGGGAACTGGATTGTGCGCAATGAGGACGGCAGTTCGGGCGTTTTGCTCAAGGATGAGGTGTTCAACATCGTCGGGCCGCTCTCTGACGATGGCATGTGCGGTAAGGGGCTCTTGTACTATGCCGCCAAGGCGCTGGGCGTGGCACTGGCGGAGCAGGAGTACCAAGGCGACTTCTACGCGAACGGTGGTAAGCCGTCCGGTGTGCTCGAGCATCCTGCCAAGCTTTCGCCCGAAGCTCGTGACAAACTGCGCCGTGAGTGGCGCACGATTCACAGTGGGAGCAACGAAGTCGCGATTTTGTGGGAAGGGCTCAAGTTCAACCCGCTTTCAGTGGACCCGGAGCATGCGCAGTTGCTTGAGTCTCGCACGTTCTCGATTCAAGAGGTGGCGCGGTTCTACGACTTGCCGCCGCACGTGCTCTACGAACTGAGCCGCGGCACGTTCTCCAACGTCGAGGAGATGAATCGCTTCCTCGTGTCTCACAGCCTTGGCAAGCGGATTGTGCGGGTGGAGAAGGCTTGCAACCGGCAGCTGTTCACGGATCAGGACAAGAACCGCGATTTGTATGTCAAATTTAGTCCAGAATCGCTCTTGCGCGGCAACCGCAAGGAGCAGGCTGAGATTGCTCAGATTGAGATGAACTTCGGCGGCACCAGTCAGGACGAATACCGCGCACTGACGGACCGCAACAAGCTGCCAGAGGGTCAGGGCGAGAAGTTCTGGATGCGCCGCGACATGGCTCCGGTGGACTTGGTGCTCAAGAGCGCGGAAGCGGCACCGGCTGAGACAACGCCGATTCCTGGTACGCCACCCACTCCGCCGACGCCGCCAGCTCCCGACACGTCGAACGTCCGCAATCACGAACTGCGTATTCACTGTCTACGGCTGCTGCGGCAGTTGAAGGACCATCGCAACGACCGCAGTGAGCAGATTACCGAACTGACTTCCAAACTGGAGATGATTTCCGCCCAAAAGGCGATGGACGACAAGGCGGCAATCGAAGTTCTGGACGAGTGCGAGCAGTTGAAATCGCAGCTTGCCGCAGAGCAAGCTAGCCACGCGGAGCTACTTGCCGCCGCTAACGCCGCTGGCGCTGAGCGGTTGAGCGAGATTGAACTGCAAGCCAACAACATGCTTGCCCTGCGCCGCGAACTGGAGGCGTTGCAATCTTCGTCGGCCGCCGACGCTGAAACCGCGCACCAGCAAGAGGTCCAACTGCTGTCGACACTCGCCGAGGTTCGCCTGTCCGAAAAGGAGCTGATGGCGAAGGCGATTTCCCTCACCGACCGCCTTTCCGCCAGCCAAACCGCCAACGAGACGCTGCAACAGGCATTGGACGCCGAAAGGGCGGCAAATCTCCGCCTGACTGGAGAAAAACAGGAGCAGGCGACCGTAATTGAAGCCTTGGCGGTGGAGAAGACGAACTTGCTGGCGAAGGTCACAGAGGTCGAAGCCGCGCGCCGCGAGGACCAAGAGATGGTCGTCAGTGAGCATCGACGGTGCGAGCATCTTGCGGGTGAGGTTCTGCAGGCAAGTGTACAGCTCACTGTCGCCACCAAGGCGCGCGATGAAGCAACCGCGATTGCTGACGAGCGCGAGCATCAACTGCAGGAGCGTGCTGACATGCTTGCCAGGGCTCAATCGCTGCTGGAAACCGTCGAATCGGAGCGAAATTCCGCCAATACCGAGCTATCGCGGGTTAGAACTAGCCTTTCGGCGCTCGAATTGGAGAAATCCGCCGTCGACCTGGAAGTGCGCCGCCTCACCGACATCATGCACGAGCGAGACCGCGATCACGAGCAAGCATTCAACAAGGTCAGTGCCCGCGCCGACGAACTGAAGTCGCGAGTGGAAAATCTCTCGACCGACCTGGGCACCGCTCGCGCCGAGTCCGAGACGTTCAAGCTCCAGGTGGAAACGCTCACCAAATCCAACGCCAGCCAAGCTGACAAGCTCGCCGCAGCCAATAAACGCGCTGAATCAGCGGAATCTGAGGCGAAACAGGCTCAAAAAGCGTCGGAACAGGCGAAATTGGATGCCGAAGCGACCCTGGACCAAGCTCGCGTTGTCCTAACTGGTGCCGTGCGGGAATTGCTCGACCAATCACTGACCGCGCTCATCGCCGAGGAGCATCACAATGTCCGAACGGCCGCACGCAAAGCCGACCAGTTCAAGGAAATCATCAACGGCGAATACCACCACTTCCAGGCGAGACTCACAGGGCTCCTTGCGCGAGCCGCAGGAGCGTTGGAATCACTGGGTGCCTCAAGAGTGGACACCGCCAAAATCGCTCAAGCATACGTCGCTGAGAGCCGCACGCGGCTGAATAACGTGTTCAACAAAGGACCGAAGGACAATTTACGCTCGCTGGTGCCTGAAGAGACCAAGACCTGGGAAGGGCGCAAGCAATCTTTGCTGGAATGGATCAACTAAACGGGAGGCAAAACCGCCATGAGTGAATCACAGTGTTGGGACCTGCGAGCGCAAGGCAAAGAAGCCGAGATTGATATCTTCGGCATCGTTGGCGACCCAGGAATCATGGGTGAGTCGAATACCGCCGCGGACTTCATGCGAGCCGTGCGCGGAATCGGAAAGAGCGTCAATCGCCTGATTATCAACATCCATTCGCCAGGCGGCTCGGTCTTCGATGGCTTGGCGATGTATCGCACCTTGCGAGACTGGCAGGGAGAGAAGATTGCACGCGTTCAGTCACTGGCGGCATCAATCGCCACAGTGTTCCCGCTTGCGGCTGACACGGTTGAAGTCGGTCCCGAGACGAATTGGATGATTCACAATCCAGAGATTCTGGCGATGGGTGGTGAAAAAGACATCGAAAGCGCCCTCGCTCAGTTGCGGAATGGAAAGAAGCACATCCTCGACATCTATGCTCGCCGAACCGGCGGCGATCGTGAGCACCTGTCGGAACTGATGGACGCCGAAACGTGGTTTGTCGGCGACGAAATCAAGGCGGCTGGCTTCGCGGACATCGTGAAGAAGGATCAGCCGAAGCGACGGCTGGCGGCACAGCTGACGCCCGAGATGGTTGCGCGATGGCGGCATGCGCCGGCGGCGCTGCTCAAGCCGAAGCCTTCCACCCTCAATCCCGACCTTGCCGCGCGGCTTGCGAAGCTGAAGGAGACGGCGTAGTGGCTACCAAAGACGTTACCGATTTGATGGTCTGTCGGGCGTGTAAGCAATTTCACGGCACGCACGGCGGACCATTCGTAAACGAGATTCTGCAGGCGCAGACTGGCGAGCCCCTGAAGGTGTGTGATCGTGCGATGGAGCGGTCTCAGGAGCGAGGGCTGATTGACTGCGGCGTGTCGCTACGCACCGCGTGGGTCACAGCCAAGGGCGAAGAGTTGCTGAAGGAGACGGCATGACAGAAAAAACCAAATCGACTTATAGCGATGAAGAACTGCTCGCGATTGTCCTTGAGCACCTTGCGAGCGCAGATGACGGGAGTCGCCGAGAGGACTTTATCAAAAGCATCTGCCGCGAATATTGCCGCGAGTGCGGAAGCGATGCCGGCTACGGATGCTATTGCATGAGGGACGATTGATATGAACACCTGCAAGACGTGCAAGCACTGGGATACGAGCCAGCCGGAAGACTTCGGCGTCTACCACGGCGATTCACACTTTCCATGTGAGAGGAACGACGGAACGGTGCAGATTGCTCAAGCGCATGGAGCCTACACCAGCACCTTCGACGGTTCACACCCTGGACTCGTGACTGGTCCCGACTTCGGCTGCATCCACTGGGAGAAAAAGGATGAGTGACCGTCACGTTGGAGTCATCGAATTGCCGTTTGCCTTGATAGCCAAGGCACTACAGCTGCCGGATGGAATCAAAGTCACAGCCGCAGATGTGTCGTTTGAGCACGACGAAGTTCGCCTGAAGGTCGAAGGCGATGCGCTGCCAGACAACTGCAAGTTTAGGGAGGGCGGTGTGATTACTCGGGTGCGCCCGCAGTATCGCGAAACCTTCCTATTGGGCGGACCTGGAATCATTCAGTTTGAGAGGTTTTCCTAATGTCTGACCTTCCCGGCGACCACTTCGACTACAACACGGTCCCTATCTCGGTAGGCGTGCTGGTCAGCAAGCAGAACGCATTCTTCCTTGAGCGTGTTGAGCTTGAGGAGACGCTACGCAAGGTGCAGACAGAGATTCAACGCTCGGACGAGGCGTGCGCCGACTTGCGGAAGGCGATTAAGTCGCTGGGCTTCGACGTGGAGCCGGCGGAAGGGCTGATTCATACGTGCAAGGGGAAGGCTAATGCAAAGCGGCGACGCGTGTCCTAATCCGAAGTGTAATGGGCGGCTGTGGGTTCGCACGAGCAAGCGAGTCGGCGAAAGTTACTGCCAATACCTCGAGTGCAAGGTGTGCCAAAAGGACGGCGGCAAGAACGTAGTTCCTGCACATCATGTGTGGCAACGTGGCGCTTAGTTGTACCGTACAACCGCAACGCTTGGAGATTGAATCAGGAGCGTTATTCTTCATGTAGCAACATAACTCGGCTGCGTTCGTTTGCCCGGTGGGGCGCTAAGCGAATGCGGTAACGACAAGACACGCGATTCAGTTACGCGAAGGTCAGTCAAGCACGAAACATCGTGCCGGACTGGCCTTTTTTGTTTGGCCTCCGGCGACCAACTGGAGAACCAAACAAATGGCGACTGCCACCGCTGAACTGCTGAAGCTGAGCGTAACGGACCTAACCGACCGCCTCGAGGACGCCAAGAAGAAGGCAACCGCACTCGGTGAAGCCGGCGATCTGGACGTTGAGCAAGAAGGCGAACTGGTCGACCTGCTCGACGAGGCTGAGGCACTAACGGAAATCCTCAGCAATAAGAAGTCGGAGGACACGAAGCGCCGGCTCGAAAAGCTCAAGGCTTTCGATACCCCGAAGGCTCGCAAGGCCGGCAACAACGGCAGCAATCTCCAAGACTTCTCATGCTTGGGTGAAAAGCTGCATTCAATCGCCCGCCACAAGCTCGACAACTTCTTCGACCCGCGGCTGCGCAACGCCTTGGGCGCGAACGAAACGACCCAGAGCGAAGGCGGCTTTCTCGTCGGCTCGGACTCCGAAATCGACTTGATGAGCAAAGTCTACGGGCAGAGCTTTTTGCCGCTCGTCAAGCGCACGACCATCTCGAGCGCCAGCAACGCACTCAAGCTGAAGCTCCTCAAGGAAAACAGTCGCGCTGACGGTTCTCGTCAGGGTGGCGTGCAAGCCTACTGGGAAAACGAGTCGGACTCCACGACTGCCACCAAGCGGCTGTTTGAGGAGGTCGAGTTGTCGCTGAAGAAGATCATGGCCGTCAGCTACGCCACGAGCGAGCTGCTGGAAGACTTCCCGGCGATGGAGTCGGAGCTGTCGGACGGTTTCCAGGAAGAGATGATCTTCAAGCTGGAAAACGCGATGATTAACGGCGACGGCGTCGGCAAGCCGCTGGGCATCCTCAATAGCCCCGCGAAAGTTGCCGTCACGGTTGAGTCTGGCCAAACCGCCAGTTCGCCGCTCTTGGCTGAGAACGTCGCCAAGATGTATGCCCGCATGCACCCGCGCAGCGTGACGAATGCGGTGTGGCTGGTTGACCAATCGCTGTTCCCAAGCCTCTCGCTGCTCAACGTGGCGATGGGTACGGCCGGCGCTTTGGTCTACATGCCTGCCGGCGGTCTGTCGTCTGCTCCTTACGCCACGATCTACGGTCGTCCGGTCTATCTGACTGAGCACACCAAGGCGAAGAACACCGAAGGCGACATCATCTTCTGGGACCCGACCAGCTATCGCGTCATCGAGAAGGGTGGCGTGAAGACCGCCAGCTCGCTCCATGTCGCGTTCCTCACTGACGAAATGGCGTTTCGCTGGACCTATCGCGTCAACGGTGCTCCGAAGTGGCGCTCGGCTCTGACGCCGAAGAACGGCGGCGACACGCTCAGCACGATTGTGACGTTGGCGACACGCTCGTAGACGACCGACACCTATTCGCACATTCCTAGTTTTTCTGGAGAGTTTGAAATGTCAGCTTTTAGCCTGCTGGAAAACGCGAAGGTGGTTCCGGCCATTCTGCCAAAGGACATCACCGGCGCTGCTCAGGACGGCGATCTCGTGTCGGTCAAAAACGCCGACATGCTTTACATCTTGATTCAACAGGGCGCTTGGGCTGGTGGCACGTCGGCTGTGACGGTCACGCAGGAAACGAGCGCGTCTGGTTCGGCGAACACCGCTGTCGCCTTCGCCAAAAAGTGGGAAGGCATCGGCTACACGTCCGCCGTTGATGTGCTCACTGAAGTTGCTGTGACTTCGAACACATTCAACCTCGACACGGCGAACGAGTTCCATCTCATCGAAATCAATCCGCGTTCTCTGGCGGACGGCTCGACCCACGTTCGCGTGCGGCTTGGGTCGCCTGGTTCGAACGCCGACTTGGTTTCGGCAACCTATTTCCTCACCGGCATCCGCTACGCAGGCGACCCGGCGAACATCCCGACCGCCATCACCTAATCGGAGCTGTGAATCGTGGCTCAAGTCACCCAAGAGAAGTCGGCGAAGTTGTCGCCACCTGAAGAGCGCGTTGTCAGTTTGGCTCGCGAAATCTTCGTGGCGCGGATGGCTGGACCGCTTGCAATGATGCGCCCCGATGTGGGTTGGCATCTCAAGGAGTCGTACGCCGCCGCGGAGTCGTTCTTTCAGGACTTCGACACTCGCCCCAGCAAGTAGTTGCAGTCAAAGGCTCAACCGGAGCCATAAACCTAACAAGTACGGAGCGTTCAAATGCCTGTAACTGGAATCAAAAGTGTCTGGGAAAACGGCAATCTGTCGTTTCAAACCAACGCTGGTGCGAGCGTGCTCACGCTCAAGTCGGATGGAACGGTGTCGTTTGGCGGCAACATCACGGTCACTGGTCACACAACGATGACCGGCAACCTGACCGTCAATGGCAATCAGGTGCTGCTGCCGAACATTCCGACCGCATTCAACGGCAACGGGATTCTCTGGCGAGACGGCAATGCCACCAAGGTCCGCGCCTAATGAGGAGGACCAATGCCAGTCACAACGACCGAGTACACGGCAGCGGAATACTCGCCGAAGGGAGTCCGGTTCACCTGGACGGCTGACGCGACGGGTAACGCCACAGCGACGACTAGCTTTGCCTTTCGCGGTAAGGTGCTCGCGCTGGTGACGATTCCCGGCACGCCACTGCCTTCGGACCAGTACGACATCACGATTAAAGACCCTGACGGCTACGACGTCCTGCAGGGCAACGGCACGAACTTGGGCAACTCAACAATCCAGACTCGCGCCAACACGTTTGTGTCTCCGGTCTTTGGCAACTTGACCTTGGCTGTGACGAACGCCGGCAACGGAACGCAAGGTGCCTGCATCCTCTACGTTGACCCAATGCGCTAATGACGACTGCAACGCTACAACCGCGAGGACTTCGACGAACGGCAGCGCCGACCTATAAGGCGTTGGACCCGGAGTTGCTACGGCAGCATTGCAAGCTCGACCACCACGACGAAGACCAATTGCTGTTTGAGTACGCCGAAGCCGCCGCGGACTACGCCGAGCACTGCCAAAACCGAATCCTGCGGACGTCGACATGGGAGGCGACCTACGACGGATTCCCTGGCTGTGAATGGGAGTTGCCAGGACCGCTGCAGTCGGTGACGAGGATTACTTACTTGGATACAGGCGGCGCGACGCAGACGCTGGCGACGTCGGTTTACACGTATAGCGCAGTCTCGGGGCGGATTGCTCTGAAGCCTTCGCAGTCGTGGCCCAGTACGCAGGCGGATGCCATTGAAACGGTGACGGTGACTTTTGTGGCGGGGTACACGAGCGCGGCGTTGATTCCGGCGAGTACGAGGCAGGTGCTGAGGCTGCTGGTCGACCATCAGCGGCGTATGCGAGCTCCGATTGTGATTGGCGCGAGCGTCGAGACCTTGCCGCTGTCGGTTCAAGAGTTCCTGAGTCGCGACATGCTGGTGGCTTACCGATGACGACACCAATTGAAACCGGCGAGAAGACCAAGCGGATCGAGATTCAGCAACCAACGAAGACCGTCGGAGAAACGGGAGAGGATGTAGCAACTTGGCCTGGATGCTTCTTTGCGAAGCGCTGGGCGAAAGTGGAGACGCTGCAAGGCAGGGAGCTGACATTCGCGCGCCAACAAGTGGCAAACGTCACGCACAAGCTGACGTTC